ATCAGCAAGAATAATTACTGCTTGAGGAATACTTTGTGGCTGTAGAATCTCATATAGATTATCATAAATCTTACGAAACAAAGTTGTCGGATCAACATCATTCATCGCAACCCATTTACGAATCGAACCAAAATCTTTATCTTTGATATATTTAATAATTTCTTGAATCGAAACATCACCTACCTGCGACAGAATTCCTGTATCAATTTTTCCAAACTTGGAATATCGTTGAAGTTCATTGATGGTTCTACGAAAATCAGGAAAATGTTTCTTGACAACTTCGGCGATGACTTTACTATCGAATTCGACATTCTCTTGATTCAGAATATTGGTGATTCGTTTGAAAAACAAACCAGCCATCTGAACCTTCTCTTCATTTCGAAGAGTGAAATCTACAACAGAACACCTCGAATGAAGTGGATCGATGATTCGATTCTTGAAATTACAAGTGAAGATGAAGGAGCAATTCTCAGCAAACTCTTCCATAGCATTGCGAAGTGCTGGCTGAGTTGAATTCGGATTTAGATAATCCGCTTCATCGATAATGATGACTTTGCGACCACCTGTGAAAGATATAGTCGAAGCAAAGTTTTTAATCTTGGTACGAAATACATCGATACCAGACTCATCAGAACCATTAATGATTATGTAATCAGCATCGATTTCATTACACATGGCTTTAGCAATGGTTGTCTTACCGACACCTGCACCACCACTCAAAAGCAAATGTGGAATTGTTTCGCTTTTCACATATTCCTCGAAAGGTCTTTTCAGCCTTTCGGGAAGAATACATTCACTAACTGTTTGAGGACGATACCTCTCTGTCCAAAGAATATGTTCCATAAAACCTCATAATATAAAAACCACAAATTTATTCGTTCGTAGAACCGATTTCAGTTGCTACCCAATACTGAATGTCTTTCTCGGTATGTTTAAAGCTTGCGATACCTCGAAACGAAATCGATACATCATAGGGACCAGGAATCATTCGAAGATTCTCTGTCCTGAAAAGCATATTGTATTTCTTACCATTTCCATCAGCAATTTCCAGTTCGCTGGAATGTGCAGAAGAATTTTTACTATCCAATTGAGCAACTAAAATTTTATTGCCATCAGACCTAATAGCGATATGTGGTGATCCGAGAACAGCAGCAGATTTCAGAATCGAGTCTAGATCGGATGATGTCAGAGAAAAAGATACATCAACAGATGGCATCTGAATCGTTTTCTCGGGTGCATTTTTAATCATCTCGATTGAACAGAGTTTGTAACTTGTTCGCTTTCTACCACTCTTCAAATTGGCAGCCTTGTTGTTATCATCAAGTTCAATTTCTGTATCGTCATCATGGATTGACAACACCGAAAGAAAACGATTCAAATCATAAATTGCAAAATTTGATGGAATAGTTTCACTGATTTTTGTTTCTGCCATAATCTGTTTCTGAGTATCGCAAGTTCTCAAAATATTTCCAGACCTAAAAACCATACCATCATTAATAGAAGCAAAGTTTTTCAAAACAGAAAGTGTTTCTTTAGAAAGTTTCATAATGTATCCTCACGTTTATCAACAGAATATAGTATATCATGTTCGTACAGAAACATCAAGCAACACATTGCATGTGCAAGATGATGTTTATTGGATTCTGGATCATCTTGTTCTCCTTCTTTCCATGCCCACAAATGTCGTTGTAGTGCATCGAAATATCTACGCTTAGAATCGGGAACTTTTTTCCAGTTATCACGCTCATATTTCTGTGCGCCAAATGTCAAAACGTCCACTGTAGCCTTAAGTGCAAGAGAAGGAAGAAGTCCATATTCAAGTTTATTACCATCAAATTTTCTTCCACCCTCAGTGGCTACCTGTGAGTGAGCAACTTCATCCAGAGTATCAGCAGATTCAAATAATTCATATTGATCATCTTTCATTACAATCTCCCAGTCAATTCAGCAATTTTTGCCATATTTCCTGTAAACGGATATGTACCGATATGTTGTGTCTTCATCCATGGGCATAGATAAATTTGACCGCCTGTTTTTCTCCACAACTGACAAAACATATAGTCTTCTGATAAATATCTATCTGTACCACCGCCTGTTGCACTATCAGCAGTATCAATGATGGTATCAAAATAAGCATGAATATATCTTGATCCATCAAAGTTTGCTTGTCCAACATGATCAGGTTTATATCTCAGTTGAGGATAAGATTTTTCCATTATCTCAAAAACTTCGCGTCTAATCAACATAAAGCCTGTGCCGATTTCGAGTACCTCTAAAGGCTCAGTGACAGAAAATTGTTTTGTGCCTCTGACAACATTGAAAACATAGTCACCAACAAGTGACTCTAGTTCACTTGCTTCTAAGTCTGGATGTTTTCTTGCTGCTTCAGCAATATTACTCCAGTTAATTGCTTTCTTTGGATATGGACCACCAATTACATCTTTATCCAAGGCTAATAGCGCAATTACATCTTGTGTATTGAAATGAATATCGGAATCAATAAACAGTAAATGTGTACATTCAGATCGGAGAAATTCATCGGCTAGATAATTTCTAGCCCGAGTGATTAAAGATTCATTGAAGAGGAATGAGAATTTAACTTCCACTCCATACTTCATCAGTAGTCCTTGTAGATCAAGGCAAGATTTGATATACATTCCATGTGCCATGCCACCATACATTGGCGTGGCAACAAACAGCTTTTTTTGTCTCAATTCATCAACTTTTACTTTAATTTCCATAATTCACCATAAAAAAATAAGGAAGCGATACTATTATATATCGCTCCCTTATTAAAAGGTTTATTCTAATTATGCAAATGCACGAACATTTTGTTCACGAAGAGCACGATAACCAGCAGCAACAACATCTTTGCTAGGTGTGCCAAGACGATAGAATGAAATCCTACGACCATCAGCAAGAGTTTTGCGATTAGTGTAAATAGGATAACCTTCTTCACGAAGTTCGTGAATGCGAGCAGTTACATTCTTAACACCAAAACGATTCCGAGCAGATGCAACGGTAAAGGTATTAAAACCATCAGTCTTGGCAAGAGTTTTCAACATTTTTTGTTTAGCGGAAAGCTTAGTCATCAAAATATCTCCATAGATAAAATTAAAAAAAGAGCATGGCTCAAAACATAATAATAGCAAAAGCAACCTCATTTGTCAAGATTGCTTTTGCATCATTATTAGAAAGGATCAACTTCGTTGTTTTCTGCTGCTGGTTGGGCAACTTCAGGTTTTTGAAGTTTATTGTAAAGATCCAAAAAGGCTGCCTTAGTGTCATCATCGAAACGATTCAAGCACAATTCAATAGATTTGGCTTTATCGCCATGAACCGAATAAGTACGGCAGATATGAACTAGGCGACGAGTTGAAATAATCTCATCAACACCACCTTCCTTGAAAGTCTGGCGAATAACATCAGCCCAGTTAACTAGAAGATCACCGAAATCATCATCTTTGCGACCGAAAGATTCAAGTTCCTTCTTGATAATTTTTTGTTCTACCTTGACGGGAGGAAATTCTTGCTCGTAGGTGTTCAGGAAACGTTCCAAGAATGCTTCGTTTAGAACATTGGTGAACATATATCGACCGTCTTCACTGCCTTTACCTTTAGTGTTTGCAGTGGCTACGATAGTAAAGCCTTCAGCAGGGCGAACAAGTTCATTCTTTTTCTTCAAAAGAAATGGCTTACCTTCAAGTACCCGTTGCAAGCAGGAAAGATTCTGAGCACCGTAGTCAATCTCATCGATGCAGAGAACAGCACCTTGGCGAGCAGCAACAGTCACGGGACCATCACGCCATTCCATTTGACCGTTGATTAGAACATAGTTACCAAGAAGATCAGACTCATCGGTATCTGGAGTCATCGATACACACACAAATTTACGCTTGGTTTTAGCGCAAGCTTGTTCGACGGACATAGTTTTACCGTTGCCCGAATGACCTGAGATAAAGACAGGAAAGAATTGGTTGCTCTTAAAGATAGAAACCAAATCATTGAAGTTACCAAAAGGAACATAGTTATCATATGCTTTTGGAACCAAATCTTCAGTTTCAAGATCGGTAGTAACGCTAGAGATACGATTACCCGATTGTGTATTTTTAGTCAAAGGAATCACTTGAGCAGAAGAAGCCATGTCAACAACAGCAGAAGAAGGAACACGGAACATACCGCGGCTCACTCGATTAGAATCGTCATTGGTGAACCAGTGAGGAAATGGAATGGAATTTTCTGAACAAATCGAAGCAATATCTTGCCGACTCAGAATGGTTTTACCAGAAGCAGACAGAAGATTGAGAACCATTTGGCGCTTATTAGCACGAATACCCATGATATAGAAACTCCTCAGAAGATATGGATATTATATGATGCCTGGAAGGTTTTGTCAAGCGACCTTCCAGACTGTTGTAAAAATCATACAGCGATTTGCTGGATGAACTTGTTAACGAACACTCGGCTAATTTGTTTTTTGACATTAGCCTTCAGAAAAGCCTTTTTAATTTGACTAGTTTTGGCACCCTCTTGAATATCCAATTCATATTCTTCAGCAGCAAGGTTTGAATCACCAGGAACGAAATAGAATTTGGAGTAGCCTTTGTTGTTCGATTCAAGGTGTTTATTATCACGAACAATTTTTTGCAGCTCTTTAGATTTTTCTTTCATTTCGTAAAAACGATTTTCAAACAATTCTTGAATATGTTTTCCATTTTCATCATGATAACGTCGGCAAATCGCTTCGCGGGTTTCGTAAGGATTTCCAGTAATATAAAAACCGATAATTTTAGAATCAGTAACTTTGGAGTACCAACTCAAAACAGATTCGAAAAGTTTATCACCTTCAACATCAAATTGAAGCTTGTTTTTCTTATCAGTCAAAACAACATTTTGTTTTTCAGAATTGAAAATTTTATAAGACTTATTGAGATTGTAACAATGAATATTATCTGCATCACCATCATGAATAAGAACTGTATTTACAATATCCAGATTGTTTCTCTTACGAAAATCATTAGTCAAAGGTTCAAGAGCAACCATTGCTTCAATCAAAGGAGTATTGGACAATTCTTCAGAATAAGGGCGAAAAATAGTTCGCGAATAACGACCACCATAGGAGTTCGATAGTGCAAGAACATTCTTCATACAACGAGTGTATTCGGAAGCTTTCATATTGGAATTCAAATACTCTCGCAAGTAAACATGACTCAAATATAGTTCTTTATCGTTGGAAGAAAATCCGTTCAAAGCCATACCTTCATTCGGAAAATCAATATTACGACAGTTAACATTATTTCCGAAACCGTACACCACAAAAGGAATATTAACTTTACGGCAGAAGGAGGTCAAAATTAGAACTTGCTCAAGTGTATGTTTCATACAGTTGACCATTGATCCAGACCGATCAAACATGATAACGATACCGTGAGACTTACCTTTCGGAACTTTTGTAAGTTTACGGAAAAGATTATCTTCAATTTGATATTTGTAAATACGATTCACATCGATATCACCAGTCTCAGAAATTTTCTGTTTAGAGAACTTCGATGCAGATTTACGCATCTCAAATTCTTTGGCTAACAAACCAATATAACGATCATTTTTATTTTTAAATTCAGTGTAATACTCAGAAATTTTCTGTTGAATTTCTTCATGAGTCCAACATGCATCCATCAACTCATGAACACGCTTGTAGGGAGTAACAATTTTGTTTAGAATTGGTTTAGGAACATCAACATAAACATAATCACGACTTTCTTTCGAAAGCAACTTCGATTCATTTTTACGAAACTCTTCATCAGTAATACAAACAGGTTCGTAATTATCAGAGCCTGGGAAAGGAGAAGATTCTTTGAACCGATTCAGAACATATTCATCATTCTCGAATGACTGTTGTTCACCGTCAGCATCATCGGATTCGCGAGATTTGTTGGAGATATCGGAACTTTCTTCCAACTCTTCTCCTTCCTCATCACCATAATCATCAAAATCGTAATCTTCACCGAAGTCAGAATCATCCATATCTTCGAAAGAAGAGGAGATTTTTTTCATTTGCTCCTGCATCAATTCTTTTTGCTCATCTTTCGAGTAATCATAGATGGCACCAGTTACCCGAACAACATCTTCCCAGGTTTCACAAGATTCAACCTGTGAAACAAGGATTTGTTCTTCATCAGTAAAGGTAATACCTTGATTGACACCACCTTTGGTGTACAAGTTCAAACGATCAATGAAAGGCATCTCATCGATCTTTCGATTTTTAATACCAAAGAAATCTTTCTCAATCAAGCTTTGATAAGCTTTGACAAAGGAAGGGCGAAGACCAGGATAACGCCGTTTGATTTTCTTTTCGATACGGGCATCTTCAACTACATTCAAAAAGTGTTTGAAGTTTTTATTGAACTTGCCAGTGCCCATGACTGCGTTATGCCAGCCTTCTTCTGGAGTTTCCAATGCATGACCGACTTCATGACCTAGAAGAAGATCATAAAGTTCACCAGACATATTTTCCCAGATAGGGCAGTAGAGTGTACGATTTTTCAAATCGAACATAGCCGTTTGAATCTTTTGATGTTCGACTCGGATGTTCTCACTCGCCATAAGCTTGGCTAGTTGAGACTTAGATTCTTGAGTGAATTGCATTTCGTTTCCTCACGTTATGAAACGATTCTACACAGTTCAGAATGGATTGTCAATACTGTTGTAAAAATACAACACTACGCACCAAAATTGTGGATCAACTTCATTCCATATTCATTGTTGCCCTCCGGCAACACCACATCAGGCTTCAGACGCAATTTATTTTTCTTGAATGGATTATAATCCACATAGTGGTGCCAACGTCCGTATCTCCAAACAACTCTAGCAACATCAGGATGCATTTCCTCTAACATTTTCGACTTATTAATCGTTCCGCTACTATTATATCCAGTCTTCTTGAAATTGTCATCTTCATCAGCAAATTCTTTATGATAGAATTCCTCAGTATTTCCACCCTTAACTGTTTGTGTGGCAGCTTTACCCTGTAAAAACGCATTGAATTGTACAGTACAATCTCCATCCTTCAAAACACGAAGACAAATATCAGTGTCTTCATTGTATCGACCACGCCAACGATGTTTGCAATCATTCGAAATCAATAGACAGGAATAAATTCGAGTATTCGTTACATATGGTGGATACTTTGAATTTGGTGCAATAAAAAATCTATACTGAAAGCCAGAAATAGGAACATTTTCGAATCTATCAATGAAATCTTCTGCTGCACGAAAAATCGCACCAGACTCAACACGATATCGTTTATTCTTATGAAGACGATAAAAGTCCGTTATGTTATCATCAAGAACCCAATGTTTTTCTGTTTCAATAGAAATAGCATGATCCCAACACCAATTTCTCGCTCTTCCTGGTCCATCACCATGATTACTAAATGGTGCAATCAAAAGAGTTACATAATCACGAATACCGAAATTATCGAGTGCTGCTTCATAATTTTCTTCATCCTGTGGTTCAATAGCTATGTAATGAGGAATTTTCATGCGAGCGAGTGACCTCGAGGTCAACATCGATTCATGTCTTCCCTTTGAAATAATGTAAACAGGATACTTGGGATTAATAATCATTCTACTATCCAACGATGCAAAGAGTTTTCTTCAATATCAAGTTTAGGAAACCAGATACTTTTTGTTTTATCTGATAAGTTTTGCCCTATCAATTTAGCAAAATCATTATAGTCTTGTTCGTTTCGAAAGTTCAAGTAGATTTGTTTCCATGGAGGATTGTCATCCTGATCATAAGCAGGCATTCCTTTCCAATATTTTTTCCAAAGTTGATCGCGAGTTAAAAATTTGTCCTCTTCATCAGGAGATACTAAATTACTATTGAGTTCTCCATCCATAAACTTTGAAATGTCATTATAATCGTCTGCTTCATAATCCAGACAATTTTCATACTCTGTTGTTTCTTTAATGGTTTTTTTACTTTCCATTATTATCTCCAGAACTTAAAACATATTTTTTAACTTTTTGCATTAATTTATTCTGTCTATCTTTTGCCAGTTTCAATGCAAGAGGTCCAACATGCTCAGTATATACTATTCCGTTCATATGGTCAAGTTCATGTTGATAAACTTGAGATGTTATACCATCAAAAGTATCTCTGCACAATTTCCCTGTCTCATCATAATATTCAGCATCTATTTTTTCATATCTAGGCACGTACAAATACATTCCAGGATATGATAAACATCCCTCCCTCATCTTCACTGGATTACCATATGTTTTAATAATTTTAGGATTGATACATGTTATTTGTTGTTCTTCGCTTCCCATAACAAACATTCTAAATTTATATCCACATTGATTAGCCGATAAACCTAATCCATTATTATCAATCATCGCACGTTTCATTTTTTTAATAAACGAATTTATTTCCGGTTTACCGATTTCCTCAATATCAAAATCTTCCAGTTTGTCTAGAAGAACTTTATTAGAATCATCAAAATTTGGAAAAACAGTTAAAGATTTATCAACAACTCTAGTCGGTGTAGTATTAATAACTAAGACATCATCATTCATTCGGCTATCCTCGAAAAATTATTTACTTTTTCAAAACGTATCATATTCCTAAATTTATCTTGCAAAATATCTCCTTTATGGGATATAACAAACAAATTAACATCCTCAAGCATATGAAGTATTTGCATCAGATATTCTGTTCCATTCGTATCCAAAGACGAATCAAAGACTTCATCCAAAATCAACAAATTAGTATTAGATGAATTTTTTAATTTAGCCACAGCACGCCAAGTCAACATCAGTGCCATATCGATTCGCTGTTTCTCACCTTCACTGAATGAAGCATAACTAAACTCATCTCGATGTCTGGATTTTATTGTCTCTTTAAACGATTCATCAAGATTAAAATTAACAAAAAAATCTAGAGATGTCAAATACTTATTTACCAATTTGTTTATGACAGGTAAATACTGTTTGATAATTTTGGTTTTGATGCCAGTATCTTTTAAAAGAATTGATGCTGTTTCTAGATAGTTCTTATCTTCTATAAGAGCCTTCTTTGTTTCTTCTAAATTACGAATCTCTTCTTGTATCATTTTTAATTTAGTTTCATCTTTTTCGATATCTTTTGTATCATTTTTTAAAGATTGAATTTCTTTATTCAGTTTTTGAATGTACACCATTGATTGATTAATAGACATCGAATTGGATGCAGTTTGTATCTGCAAGTCTTGTATCTGTTTAGTGACAGTGTTTATTTCTTTTAATCTATCTTGAGTGGATTTTATCTGTAAAGAAATTTGATCAAGACCTTTTTTTAATTGATCTTCTTTATCTTCCAAATTTCTAATTTGTTCCCTTTTAAATTCTTCCTGAATGACCTGCTTACAAGTTGGGCACGAATCGTTGTTGCAGAAAAAATCCTTATCTTTTTTATGCTTCGAAAGATTTGTTTCAATTTTCGTTTCATATTGAAAAAGTTTCTTCGAAGTATTTTCCGTAGGCTCTTTATCTAGGATAGAATTTTGAAGAGACAATACTTTTTCAGATAGTTCAAGTCCGACTCGTTGAAGATTAATAATTTGACTCTGTGTTGCATCAATCTCTTGCTGTTTTTTATCAATAAGATCGGTATTGTTTTGCTGTAGTTTATTTACATGTTCTTGCTGAAGTTCTAGAAGTGCTTCCTTTTTCTCTACGGTATTCTTAACATTTAGAATCTCATCTTTGTTGTTTGAAATCTTTTCTTTCAATACATTATTCATAGTCGAAAAGATTTGAATGTCTAATAAGTCTTCGATAATCGCTCGTCTATCAGCAGCGGAGAGTTGCATGAAAGGTGTGAATGATGCGCTACCTAAAATTACAATCTGAGTAAATGATTTGTAATTCAGTTTCAGTATTACCTTCTCTAGATGTTCTTGATAATCTTTTGATGCTGCATCTTGATTTAATAGATCACCGTCAATATAAATTTCAAAGACGTTCGGCTTCATTCCTCGAACGATTCTGAAATCTTTATTACCAATAGAGAAATTACATTCAACCAAACAATCTTTCTGATTGATAGAGTTGACTAACTGAGGCTTATTGATATTTCTAAATGCTTTGCCAAACAAAACAAAACACAATGCATCAAGCATTGTGGACTTGCCAGCACCATTTGAGCCTACTACAAGCGTATTTGTATTACGACAGAGATTTATTTCTGTGAAATAATTACCTGTAGAGAGAAAGTTTTTAAATTTAAGTGTCTTAAAAAATATCATTCTGTAGTATCAATAGTCAAAGATTCGACATAAAGTTCTCGCATTAAGTTTTTCAACTTATTGTTATCAACATTTAATGATGCGCCATCAATATACTTTGATAGTATGGTCATTGTGTCTTCAGCTTGATCTACCAGTTCTTCATCATCAGTCGATTCAAATTCCATAACGTCCTCAACAATAGACAAATCTGCGATACCCACTTTATAAAGTTCATTGACAACAGTATCAAATAGGAAAGAATTCTTTTTGTTGCAAACAACTATTTTAACATAAGTGTCTTTGTATTGCCCATAATCAAAAGACTTCCAGTGATCAAAATCTTGATAACTATCATCATAGTATATTTTATGGAACATTTTATATGGATTTTCAATGAATGTCAAATTCCTATTTTGTGTGTCGAAAACGTGAAAGCCTCGTCTATCT